GAGTCCTTAACCTTGTTCACGTCTGATTTCGGATAGGGAGTATTAGTCCAAATGTTCGTAAATGGAACAATTGGATAGATATCAGTGTTAAGAATACGCTCATAAAGTAAAGTATCACCAATGCTACTGCATTGTGCAATTCTTGTTTGCATAATTTCTTCTATTTCAATAGCACCTTTATTAATAGCTTGAATTGTTTGCTCATCTTCTATAATAACAGAATAAACATCAGAGTCAACAATTTTTTCACTTCCATCAATAGTATTGAATATTCTATAAAAAGGAACTTTGATTTTGTAGAATCTATCAAGTATTTGATATTTTTGATTTACTTGATAATCTAAATCTTTTGCTTCAGCAGGAGTTAAAACACTATTACTGTTTTTTAAATTAGATGTTGGATAATCTTCTCCGTATAATGAATTAACACCAACTTCTAGGTCATCAATGTATTCTTCCATTTGAGGATAAAGGTCTAATACTTGCTGTCTTGTTAAAAATGTAGATAAAATAACACCAGAAGCATCGTTAAAGAATCTATCTCTAGCTGCTGGGTCTACATAAACACGAAAAGGGTCAACGTGAGTATATTTTACTTCACCTCTACCATAATCAGATTCAGGGTCAACATAAACATACATATATCCTAAACCTGTGACAGCATAATCGTGAACTACTTGCTTGAAAACAGTGTCACCATTAGAAATGTCCCAAATATATTCTAAAATAGTTCTCCAAACATTTGCTAATTTATTATCTGAATCTTCTCTAGCTATAACAGAAAACCTTGCTGGTCTTGCTGTTAGTAATGATTTTAATTTGTCAACAGCAGCATAAACTCTATCAATAACAAAATCAGCTTGCCCTACAGCTTGCAAAGCATCTGATTCATCTGTACTGTAATGATTTCCTAAAGTAAAGTCAACTGCATTTCTTGCTTCAGCGTCCCATTGTTGTCTAGCATCTCTCCAGCGTCTAAACAATTCTTTGGTAACTTGAGGCTTAGTTTTGTTTTCGTCGTAATTTGCCATAAACTCCCAAAAATATTTTATAGCAAAAATAACAAATTTTTATACTTTAAGTCAAGACAAAATCTATATTTTTTGTCCAGTAACCCAATTAATGACTCTTTTTGCAGGATTGTCTATTTCTTTAGTTGTTCTTTCGTTAAAAACATCTTTATCTATTGCGGAACTTTTTGGAGGTTTAGCCGTAGTAATAGCATACCATAATCCATCTAACAAGTCATCATGTCTACCTTTTGGAAACTCAAACATTTCATCAACTAAGTCTGCGTGTTCTTTCTTGATAAACATTTTTCTTCGATTGACAATAGGACATAATAATGCTTCTATCCTATCTTCTTTTTTGATACCACTAGGTGGTCGAACTCCTTGCGATAAGCCAGGAGCTAATTTTCTATCTTTACCAGCTAATTGATTTACATAATCCTTTACTAAACCTTGAGCACCTACTTTTTCAATATTTACTCTACGTACTGGATTATATTGTTTAGCATAATCAACAATTCTTTTAGGCATATCATATAAAGGCGAATGTTCTCTATAATAGTCAACAACATAAAAATTACGCTCACTATCTACTGCTACTACCATAATAATCTGATAGTCATTCTTAGCGCCTGATTCGTATGCCAAGTCAACTCCCATATAAACATTAACTGGAATAGCAGATTCATCTATTATCATATAATTAAATCCATTCTTAGATACTAGTTCACCTTTGTAATAATTTAATCTATCTATTTGGAATTTAGCAGTTTCTAAGTCTCTTGCTTCATTAAGATACTCTTGTGCAAATTTATGAACAAGACCCATCTCAGTAAATCTTCTTCGAATACTATCTAGTTTTTCTTTTGTAAAATAACTTTGCCATAATGGAATACCATCAACAATTGCTTTTTTATATAAAACTTCCCAAGCAGACTTTCTATTTTCTTTTTCTGCTTGTAAGTAACCATCATAAACTCCCTGTAAAAAAGAATCATAATGAACAATAGTACCAATCAACCAAATAGAGCCTTCGTTTTCTTTTGAGTTTTCTAAAGCTGGTTCTACAGTTGACATAACCCATTCTTTAATTTCTCTTCTACGTTCAGGTGTTTTAGTATTTAACTCTGATTCAAAGTCGTCTAAAATAATATTAGTATAACGTAATCCTAATTGTGAACGACCACGCAAACGTTGAGATGTACCTTTTGCTATTACTCTATCACCTCTAGCAGTAGTAAATTCTTTTTCAGTCCATTTACTTCCTTTTAAGTCACCAAAGTAATATTGCAATGCTGGATTCATATCAATATGATTTTGAATATACTTGATATGGTCTATTGCCTGAGATTGTTCTTCAGATACCCAAGCAATAAATTCTTTCTTTTCAGGTGGATTAAAATAGAGTTTATATAATAATGCTGTTTTAGCTAATGTTGATTTTGCGTGACCACGCGGCAAGATAATACAAAGTCTTTTATCTTCACCTAATAATAAGTTACTTAACTCATATTGATAAGGAGCTGGCGTTGATTTCATAAAGTCTTCTGGTAAAAACATTTGACCAAAAGTAACAATGTCTTTTTTTGCTAATTCTAATGCTTGTTCCTTTGCAGATAAATCTGGAGGAATAATATTAAAAATCTCTGGCTTCTTCGTCTCTGTATTCTTTTTCATATACTCTATTCATCATAACTAATGTTTTACGTGATAACCAATCACCGTCAGGTACTTCAGTAAACATACTTGAACTTTGCCATAATAATGGACCAGCTACATATACCCAACATTTTTCTTTTTCTTTTGTATCATCTAATATGACATCAGCTGTGGTTCTGATATATAAACCATCTCTAATACCTTCATACATATCATATTGATTTAAGTCATCTTCAGTAACATCAATTACTTCTACAACAGCACCTTTGCCTTTTGTATTCTTAATTAATGCTGGAAATGATTTAGTACCAGGAAATACAAGACTAAACCCTTCTATTCGTCCTGTATCTGGATATCCACGTCTTAATGTTCCGTAAACTGCTAGTCTCATGATTCTCCTATCTGGTCTGGTATTCCTACTTCTGATATCTCAAAATCAACTCCATATATCGTTAAACAATTAATGCATTTGATATGCGTAGTATCTTTTTTGTTTATATTCCAAATATAAACACCAGTATCTTTTAATTTACTATGGCAGAAATGACAGCGTTTACTTTTCGCTATCTCTTTTAACTTCCGCCAGTTTTTCGTATTTAGATTCTTGAATTGCATTTAATTGCTCCTTTGTAAAACCTTGGAATACTGTTACAGATTCAGTAGTCTTTTCTGTATCCATCATTCCAGATATTTTCATTAATGTAGTTAATGCTGTTAATTTATCTCTATCTGAAGAATCAATCTTATCAATAATATTCCTCATTGCTTCTAATAGATAAGTAGGAGTAATTTCTGCTTCATTTAGATATTTATCTATTTCTTCTCTAATCAATTTTTTTACCCTATCGGTTTTTAATAATAATTTTGCTTGAGACTTTGCATATTCTTCATTCTTGCTTGGAAAAGCTTTCATATAAGCTTCTACAACGTCATCGCCTTTTGCAACATACTTACCAAATAAAAATTCTTTATCTGTAGTATGCTTTCTGTTTCTCTTCCTAACTGAAGGTGATTCACCGTCAGTAGCAAAAGTATGCATATTTGTTTTCATATCTCCTTCAATAAATATTTTAGGACTACAAATATACGAACCCATAATAGTTCTGATATAACTAACATCTTTCTTTCTGTCTTTTTTGTTTAGAATACCTAAATACAATACTTGACAGACTTGACCATCGTCAGTTTCTATCCAATCTCCCTTGTTAGAATGACGCCAATCAGTAACTAAAGATACGTTTGGTTGATATCTTCGAAACTCATCGACGTCATCATACAAGTAATGAGTGACACCTTTTACAATGCGTTCTCTCATAATTTAACTATTTTTCTTCTTTTTCGTCAACTTCTTTGTTGTCTAACTCATCAGTGACAAATCGAACGTAGTTATTAGCAAGAAAACGTAACTCATTAGATTGTTGCTCTAAACGCATCAATTGTCCAGCTAATTCGTTGGCACGATTATATTGCGCTTTAGCTTCATCAGATAATTCAGAATATAAAAAAGTATATTCTTTTTCATCTTTCATGATTGTTAGCTTTTGTTCTTTTTCAGCCATTTTCTTTTTGCTCCTCTTTAGCTTTGTTTTCTATTTTCTTTTGTAAGAATTTATTGAACTTTTCAGTATCTTTCTTCATTTCAACATAATTGCTTACAACAGAGTCTAACACACTAATAGTTTGTTTTAATACTATAATGTCTTGTTTTAATAACGCAATATTATATGCCAAGTCTTTTGCTGTTGGTTTTTTATATTTACGTATAGCCATTATAACGGTCTTACCATTGGTGGTGCATACTCTTCTAGTTTTCTATGTAGTTTCTCTAAAATAACTACATCAGCTACATTGTGGTCATAAACATACTTCATTGCTTCTTCATTACCCCAACGTGCTTTTTGCCACATTTCAGGTTTAACTCTAGTTTTACCGCCAATGCCGAAAAACTCAGTAGCAGCCTGTAAAGACGAACGATGTAGTTTTAATTTAGATTTAACTACATAATATAAGTCTTTATGTGATTTTTGCCTGTACATAGGAAAGAAAGTATTATGATGTAATGCTCTTGTACGTATAAATGGAATATCAAACTTTGTTCCATAATATGTAAAAATAACATCATATTTATTCATTTCTTCTACTAACAACTCAACAATGCGGGCATCTTGAGATTCTGACATAAGCTCTTCTCTAGTAATCTTAGCTCCTGCTACCTCTTTGTCACCTCTTCCTTTTAAACACCACGACAACATTACATCGATATTAGCACTAAATCCAGTAGATTCAATATCTAAATATCCAATAGTCATTTCGTGTCCAGTTGAATATCGAGTTGGTTTACGTAATCCAAGAGATTCAATCTTTCTAGTTACTGCTTTATAAGTACGATTAAACCCTGCAATACGTATTTCTTGGTAAAGAACAAACGCAGACTTCGCAGTACGTTCATACTGGTCTAATATGCGAATCTCTTCTTCTGTCCATTTTGTTGACATTATTCACCTGCCTTCTTTTCTTGTTCGTTTATTTGATTCCAAATATTTTCTAATACAAATAATCCGCAATCATTTAAGTAAAAGTTTTCATCAACTCCTCCAAGTCCAAGATTTTCTAAAGCATAACTAAGATACTCTATATCTTTTGGAGTTAATGTTACAGAATATTCATTTAACTTATATTCGTATTCACTCATGTTATTTTCCCCATTTTTTTTGATTAACGATTAATGCCATAACCGCATAGATAGCAATATCTAAGAATGCGTCCTCAATTGGTTCATTCTTTGCATCTAAGTCGTGTTTCATTGACAAATTTGTTAAACGATTGATTTTATCATTTAATCGAACAATGATACTGAATAGTGACATTTTGATTTCTTCATCTGTTTGAAGCATTGTACCCATTGCTATGTTATTTGGACCATAATCATATTGTTTTCTACAAAAGGTCAAATACATATTATTCAGTTCTTTTTGAAAGAACTTATCTGTTTCTGGGTAATTATCTTTGATATATTTTACTACATCTTCCATTAAAACTCCTCCTGGTCGTCCATATCGATTCTATCTTCTAAACTACGGAATACTTCGTATGTTTTTTGTTCTTCACGTTTTTCTTCTAGTTTTTTAAGATTTTCTAGTAGTTGATTGTTTTCTTCACGCAATGTTTGCATTATTCTTTTTTCAGTCTCTTTATCCATTAGCTTATTTACCATCTCTTTGTGCCTTATGCCATAGAAAGTCTGCTACACCTAATTGGAATAATCCATTACTAATTGCTTCGATTTCACGTTCATTATGTTCTAAACCAGTATTATAGTAGACTGCATGCAGTACTTCGTGCATTAATGTTTCTTTCTGCCTAGAATCTTCTATTTCTTCATTAATAAGGATAATATTGTTCTTAACAAGGTGTCTACCATACAATTCTTTATCATTATCTTCATGTTCTAACGGTGTAACCATAATATTATAGTTATGACCACCTATATTTAACTCCATTTTTTTCATTAATACTCCCATATCTTTAGTTGTGTATGCAAATTACAACAATATACCTACACAAGTCAAATAAAAAATACATTTTTATAAAAAAAGTTGCCGACCCGTTACTTTCATGCTCGGGTACTACGCGACTCACAAGAAAAATCAAAAAAAACAGGTAAACAACAAAAAAGACTTGCCCCAAATATGCGCAGAAGGTTAAATTTTGCAGTCCGTAGGACGAAAAAAAACCCCTAATGTTCGGTGTTCGTGATTTGCCTAAAGTGTTCAATCTATTTCCTAAAGCATGTTCGGTGTTCTAGAGACTCTAGAGGGGCTTGACCCCAAAATTTGAAAATAATAAAATTTTTATTTCAAAAAAAGAACCACCTCACGAATATTACCCCAAAATTTCAAAAACCGTTGAGTTTTCCACAAAATTATCCACATATCCACATACTGCCTACTCAAAAAATTGGCTTAGTTTGTGTGCTAGTCTTTTTTCCTTAATGCCGCCCGGTCTTTTTCTAAGTTGGAAATTGTAAATTTGGTTGAAAATCCTAATTTTGGTTGATTTGTAAAAAAACCGACTGGTCGGTCTGGTCGCACAGTGCGCACTTTTATAGTTTTTTTATATTTTTTTATATTTTTTTATTGCTTTTTATTTTTTTTATATATAGTTTCTTATTGAACTTGACAATTTGAACTATCGCATAAGCCCTGAAGGTATTATCACTGGGGCGAATAAATGGCGAAAGGTTATAATATTAACATCACATTATATGGAAAGGATATAATATGGCTATGACTAAACAAGACTTTGAAGCAATAGCCCACTGTTTTACACCATTCTCTGAACATGGGGAACGTGGAACAGACAGAGATAAACCATTGCGTTTGATTGGTTCACCTGTTGCAATAGTGGCACTATTAATTCCAGTCTTTTTGGATAGTAATCCACGCTTCGATATGAATAAATTTTTATATGCCTGCGGTTTTGGTGCCGAGGAAATAGAAGAAATTCATGAAGCCATGGGTTTAGAAGAAGAGGTTTATTAATCTCTTAACGTTAACGGCGGGGGCAATGATGCCCCTGCCACAATAAAAGGAAAATAAAATGGAAACATTTTTAATCTTTGTACTACTAATTGTTTTAGCGGTGTTGGTTATTTCGGTAATAACATTGAATGGAATATCAGAATATCGCAAAGGATACCGAAATGGTATTAATGATGGTTTAGATAGAGCAAAGGAAATAATAAAACAAAAAGAAATTCAAGAGCATTGCGGACACGGGCAATGTTGTCAATAAACAAAAGATACCCTGGGGCTAACAACCCTGGGGTATTTTTTTTTGTATATATAAAAAATAATAACCAGCTCTAGAGCTAGACTACGCTGGCTTCGTCTAGCTCTAACCCCCGTCAATTCGATATTTTTTGGCTAGATTTTAGGGGCTAGACACTAGCCCCTAGAGTGACCCCCGAGGTAGAAGGGGTCACCCTGAGAGAATATTACCTTAGACTTCTAAGATAATTTTAGTGTAGTATCTAGGAAATTTGACTTTTCCTTCTACTTCACGAGCTAAGGAAGGTAATTTTCTTACCTTCTTATTTATTGACGAAAGAACACTTGTAAGGCTTTTGACTTCTTGTTTAAGAAGTTCGGCCAACTCTTTATCCTTTTCGCTTGTTTCGGAATTCGCCAAAAGTTCGTCAATTGTTCCGAGCAACTGACCTTCGTTCGTTTTTGGCAATACTAACTCAACACCCAAAGTTGAAGCAAGTTCATTCAAATTAATGTCTTGGACTTGACCTTCAGAATTATGAGCTTTGCGGGAAACTTCGGCGACAATTCCCGCTAGTATTGATTTGTTTATCTTGTTTGCCATATCTTATTTTAGTGAATAATAAGGAAAAGTGCAACTTTTTTTATGACTTTTTAATCTTTTTTTGACCGAAGTTCCTAGATGGTCAAACCAATTAAAGCTAGACTATAGCTCTTAAAGCTAGACTAAGTCTAGTCTAGCTCATTACCCCCGACAAAAAACATAGCGCTTGACATTAGTTCTTTTGTTTGTCTCGTGGAAAATGCGTATATTATGGACGTGGGAAAGTATACCAAAATATCAACCTTACAGACAAAAAGGATACAAAATGACTAAAACATACAAAAAGACAATCAACGAGAAATGCCCTTGTTGCAAACAATGGACAGAAAAGGAAGTTGAGGTCAAAATGGAACTAGGTCTCGAGTTCATAGCTATTAGAGACAATAATCATAAAGTCGAATTGACTTGTATTGGACATAAGACACAACAAGGACAATTAGATGGTGTCGTGTTAGACGAGTTTCCTTTGTTCAGTATTGAGCAAGCAGACGTTACAATGCAAATATTGTCTAAGAAGTTTCACTTGACTGGAACATACATTACGATTGATAGTAATTATATGGACAAAATAGAGATACACAACAAAAGACACGTAATTGATGGAACTAGTATTGACGATTTGTTGAAAACGTCTAGAAAAATGTATAGACAAAGTAGATACAGATAGACAGATGACAACCGATTGTCCAGAGATTATCAATAGACATTTTTATAAAAATAATAAGCTAGACTAAGGGCTATATACAATGATTATATTAAAACCAAATAAGTATGGTATTAGAAAAGAATTGACCGAAAAAGAACAAGAACGTTTAGCATATAATAGACGTGCTTGGTTATTAAGACAAAAGTATAAAAACATAACACACGATATGTTAAAATTATTTTCAGATTATAGTAGAATAGAAGAATTAAAATTGTCAAGACGCGCAAAAATTGCAGTTATTACTATCGGGACAGAAGAATGAAGAATTTAGAAATAGCGACAAATGTATACCCTAAGCAGTCACTTAGTCGAACGACTGAACGTTTTAATCCTTTCACGTTGGTATATATTTGTCGCGCAAAGATTAGTAGACAAATGTCTATTAATACAAGCAAACAAAAACAAAAAGGAGGTTTCATATGTGTGGAATATATGGAATAGCAAAGTCGCCAAAACCTTATACTAGCAGACAATTTCAAATTGTCAGAAAGGTAGTAAGGGAAATAGCAATAGCGAGTGAGACACGTGGTGCGCATTCGTCAGGTATTGCTAGAATTGGCGCTAACCCTAGAATATACAAATCACTTCTTCCTTCAAGTAAATTTGTAGACACTAAAGAATATAATGAAGCTGTCAAATCACTACATAACGACACTTATATTCTCTTAGGACATACGCGATTTGCGACAGAGGGCGCCATCATAAAGTCAAATGCACACCCTTTCAGAGTGGGCGAGACAATCGGCGCGCATAATGGTTGTGTTTATAACATAGCCGAAATGCAGACTACTTTAGACAAACAATGTCCGGTAGATAGTCAATTGATATTCAAGGCAATAGATGACAATGATAACATACAAGACGCAGTTCGCGATTTTGATAGTGATTTTGCTTTGTCTTTTGTAAAGAAAAATCCTATGGTATTGTATTTATGTCGCGAGTCAAATCGTCCTTTACACGTAGCGTATGTCCCTCAACTAAAGACATTATTTTATGCGAGTGAACAACGTTTCATTGAAGACGCGTTTGATAAGTATGGAATTAAAGTTGAGATAATTGGTCTAAACAAAAATACATTATATACTTATGATGTCGCCAAGTTTGATGATGTCAAAAGTAATGTGCAAAAGACAGAGTTTGAATACGAGTCTAGAGTTTACCAATTCAACATTAATAACTATGCTAACAAATGGAACTCATTAGACAATTATCAATATGATGACAAATACCTAAACTATTGGTATGGAGATTTATATGACGATTGTTATGAAGCGCCATTAGACGCAGACGAATTCGCCGAATGGGAAGACGAACAAAAGAATATGCTTTGTCTAGATTTTGGTGGTCGTCCAAGCAGTTGGTGGTTTGACAAATCAGAATGCGAATGGTATCATTGGAGTCAAACAACAAACGAGATACTAACCCTTCCTCAAATTATTCAAAAGTGGGAAGACAATGGTGTCTCTTTTGACTTAGATGACAATAATGAACAACTATTATTGGAGGAAAATTATGAATCCAAGAGATAGAAGGGAAGACATAAATCAAGAAATAGACAATGAAACACTATATTGTTATCATTGTTCTGTTGACTTAAAGTCAGAATCAGACTATTCATTGATTAATGACGAACCTGTTTGTGAAGATTGTCATCACGAAAGATATACAAATTGTTATGAATGTGAAGAGCCTGTTCCAAATGACGATACATATTATTCAGACTATACGTCAGAATATTATTGTAGTGATTGTTATTGGGAAAATCATACAGAATGTTACGAATGTGGTGAACAAGGACATTTTGACGCAATGGTCTGGCACGAACCAAGTGACGATTACTATTGTGATGATTGTGTTCCGAGAAAAGAACACCCTGATTGGAATGTCTATTCTAATTCATTTGTTCAAACTAATGACCATTTTGTCAATCCAAGAACAGATGGTTATATAAAAGACACATTCAAAGCAATAACGTCAAAACGTTATGTTGGTCTAGAAGTAGAAGTTAACAATAGAAGTAGTATTGACTATTACGATACAAGAGACGAATTGAGTTATGTAGTCAATGACACAAGAGACAAAAGAATAACACGAGCTGGTGGATTTGAATATACTCGTAGATTAGACGTTGTCAATGATAGTAGTGTAACTTCTTCAGAACACCCTAATGGTTGTGAAATTGTCTTACAACCAAGACGTGGCGACATAATGTTAAAAGACCTTAAATCTAGTTTAGACTATATGTATCATACAGACAATTACTATGTAAGTGTCAAATGTGGTCTTCATCTTCACGTAGATACTAGAGACTATGATTGGAAACATTTTGCAGTTTTGTCGCTTTTTACAAAGTTGATAGAACCTTACATATATAATATGGTTCCATCTAGTCGGTATGAAGGACGTTGGTCAAAACCTGTTAGTCAGTCAATGAATGACTTTGCCTACATAGAAGGACGAGATAGTTTTATTGACTTTTGGTATGACAATGGTAGTTTTACATATGACAAATACAATAGTAAAAGATATCATGGACTAAATCTACATTCTCATTTCCAAGCTAATCAAGGGACAGAAATACGCTATCATTCTGGAACAATGAATTATTCAAAAATAAAACATTGGATTATTTTATGGACGAATATCATTGATAAATGTTACGACATTGCAGAACGTTTAGACAATAGCACGTTTGATTCATTTGGAGAAACTAGTATATACGAAAGTCTAGTTAGACCACCAAAGTCAATTTACGACATAATAAAACGATATAGTATCAATGAAGTCAATCATTATAATATCGACCAATATTATAAAGATAGTGAATTGTTGAGACGTTATCTTAAGTTAGAGAAATTAGACAAACCATACATCATACAACCAATGCTTGATTATGTGACAAAACATAGACACAAGCAACCAATGATGAGTTTGTCAGATATGTTTGAATTGTTTGAAATACCTTATTTCACACAAAAATATATCAAAACTCGTATGCGTAGTCTTAGAGTAAATAATGAACGTAGCAGGGCTTTTGACAATGTGACTAGTATTGTCAAATTTGACGCAGACAAGTTAGTCTTCAAATATGTAGATAACTTTAGCAAGAGGTTTGCGACAATAGACAATCGGATTCTTAAAGGTGAAGAAGGTCTAATGAGTAGTTATGATACATTTGGTTACTTAAAAAATAACTATAATATCTATTGGTCATTAGACAATTACATACTCAATAGTCAAGTGCCAATAGAATCGGTATCGCTTAGACTTCAAAGGTTGTATATGCCTTAGAATCTAAACGACAAAACGCTAGGGATAGACAATATTTTTATTGTTTGTCCCTAGTTTTTTGTATTTTTTTAAAAAAAATAAAAAAAAAGCTCGATGCAGCTCGATAAAAAGCGACAAAAAAACTTGACTGCGACATTTATTTTGTTGCATTTTAGTAAATTTATAATTAAACTCAGCAAGATATGAACAAGTGGTGGATAAGCATTAAACAATTAACAATATACGAACTAGGACGTATGGTGGTAAACAATCCACTAAGATTCTTATGGTTATATTTTATTTGCGATAATGGCAAGCACTTATCCACCGCTACAATTTGGAGAATACAATGATAAGAAATGATGAATGGATAACTATTAAAATTGATTATTATACCGACCTAGAAACAGGAATCAAGATGTATGATTTTGAAGAAATGGAAGCTCAATTTGTAGAACATATGATGGAATTACGTAATGATATGGACGAACAAATAGATGCTTGGAACGAAAAACAACTAGACTATGCTATGGATAGTATGACTAACGATGAGTAATTATTTAAAATTTATATCATATCAAGTCTTTGCAGACAAGTATAAATTATATACCCCTGCAATTGTTTGTCAGAATTGTGGTCAGTCGTGTGGCGGCGACGAGCCTAAGAAGATTGTAGAAAATTGTAATCTATGTGAGGAGGAAACTATGGATACAGACGAAGGAGTAAAACTTGTCAACAGAGAAATTGGCAGTTTACGTTCTGATTGTTGTGGAGGTTATCCCGCTTCAGAACTAATAAATGATATAGATGAATACGTCGCTATATGTAGCGAGTGTCAAGATTGGGCAGACTTTTATTATGAGGAGGAAGAATGAGTTTAACAAATAAAGAACACGAACAATTAATAACTTTACTTGAAAAAGCAAATGTCATTTGGCAATACTATGAAAAAGAACATATAGCTGATGACTTATCTGATAAAGAATGGGAAGAGTTTGTAGCTTTATATCAAGATAACTTTTGCGAAGGTGCATATTTTGTTGTCGATGATTTACTTGGAGATTATAGATATGAATTAGAAAATAAGGAGAAAAAAAATAATGAAACCATTAGACAATAGAATAATAGTTCACGAAGAAGTTGCTAAAGACACCACTGATAGTGGTATCATACTAGCAGATAGCAACAAAAAAAGAAAATGTGTCGGTAAGGTTGTAGCAGTCGGACCGAAAGTTAATGTAATCAAAGTTGGAGACAGTGTTATGTATCCCGAATATAGTGGAACAACAGTTGTCGCTAACAATGTAGTAAACTTAATATTAAGAGAGACAGAAGTTATGGCAATATTGGAGGACAAATGACTGAAGAATATTTTAAAGATTTCAAAAAAGAACTAGAAAAACTTATTGAACGTATGAAAGAATTAGAAGAAGAACGTGATAGATATAAAAAAGGTTATTATATACTTCACGACTATTTTGATTCTATTCCAGACGATGAAAAGCAATGGGTTGATGCTAAACTAATGAATATTAATTTATAATAAAGTTTTAAAGTTTTGCTTGACTTAGGTAATAATATTTCAGTAGTATCTTGTATGAAAAATAGATATCAAACTTCTTTTGTTTTAGATAAGGAACTTTGGATAAAGTTTAAGTCTAAAGCATTGAAGGAAGGTGTTTCAATTAAAGATAAACTTAATAATCTTATTCAAGATTATGTTAATAATAAGGAGACAAATAATGCCCGCAGTTGGTTTCGTTTACCCAAATGGAGATAAAGTGTCATTTGAAGACGTAAGAAAGGGCAATGTCGATATTGTTAAAATGGGTATGTCTTTACCTACTTTAATTGAAATGTCAAAAGAAAGAGACCCTGATAGAAAGCCGTCTACTACTGAGTTGCTAATAGGAACGTGTGAGGCATATCTCAAAAGAACTAAAGAATATTATATAGACCCTCAAGAGAGAGCTTATTCTTTGGCAGGAACTATGCACCACGCAAGACTAGAACAACACGAAGACGATAGACATTTATTAGAAGAAAAGCTCGAAGAGTTTGACATAACTGGTATTGCAGACTTGTATGATATGGAGACTAAAACCTTGATTGACTACAAAAATACTGGTTCTTATAAATGCGCTCAACTATTAGGTATGACATACAAAATGATTCCAGACCCTTCTGGGGCTAAATATAAGTCAAGCGGTAAATGGGGAAAAAAAGGAACACCCCGAATGGTTAAACAATGGTATCGCGACGAAGGTTTAGCGGACTTCGGAGACTGGGGTTGGCAGGTAAATTGGTATAGATATTTGCTAAATAAAGCAGGATATGAGGTTGACAAGATGTTTATTCAAGTCACTCTTAGAGATGGTGGTTTAGCAGTAGCTCGAGACAGAGGGCTAGACAGACATATCTATCTTATTGAATTGCCTAAGTATGACGATGAAGTCCTAGAGAATAAATTCCTAAAATCTAGAGATGAGTTGCTCAAAGCTCTAGACACAGGAAACTTACCTCAGAAATGCACAGATGAACAAACTTGGGAAGGCAGAAAGTGTGAGATGTATTGCGATGTCAGACACTTATGTCCTCACAACAATAGGAGTATAAATGAGTAAAAAGATAGATTCTGAATTAGCTATGTATCAATCTGATATGGAGGCATTGCACGACCAAGCAATCCAAGATGACGTATTGATACGTAAACACCAAAGTGTATCAGAGCAACCTACTCCTCAAGAAGTAGTTAAAAGCAGAAATGGTTTTGATTATGTAGATGAAGGATATATGCGTTGGCGATTAAACCAACACTATCCTATATGGTCTTGGGAAGTAGTAAAGTACGAAACACTTGGAGACAAGGCTATCGTAGTTCATGGACGCTTGAAGATTATTGACGAAGGCGTAGCTAGAACTTTTGATTCAGTAGCTGCACATAGAATAGCAGTTTCTAGAAATGGTTCAGGTTATGTTGACTTAGGTAATGACCTTAAAGCAGCAAACTCTGACGCGTTCAAGGTTGCAGTAAATAGACTATGTAATGTTGCAGATGATGTATATCGAAAACAATACATAGATAAAAGTCTAGACGAAACACAATACAATTCTATTCTTGCTGCTATAGAAGAAATGGAAGTAGAAGAGGCGGATAAAATATATTCTGCTCTTCAGTCTGGAAAGATAAACAAAGACAATTACAAGAAAGTAATGTCTAAACTAACAAATGGGAGTAAATAATGAGTAATGTTAATGATATACTAAGTGATATTGATAACAACGTAGCTTACTATAATCCTAATGATGATACTAGTGGCAAGAAATATGCTACTATTGAAGAAGGAACATATGAAGCTACCGTTAGTAAGTTGAATGTCAAAAGAGATATCGTTATTAAAAACGAATATCTAAGTGATATCTTTGAGGCTACTTATACTATCGACGACGATAAGTATCCTGACCTCAGGGGTAGAGAAGTCAAATCTAAAGGTTACTTTAGGTTTAAGACTCCTGACAAAGCTAAGTATCCAAAACTAAAAGACAATCAAGGCAATAATAAAGGTTATATGATTTTTGCCGAGGCTTGTGGTTTTGAGATGCAAAAAGATGACCAAGGTAGATATCTACTACCAATGGTAATGGAATCTGACATAGCAGGTAATCCAGTAGTAATTAAGGTTGTACACGATAAGTGGACTGACCAATCTGGAGATGAGAGAATCACTCCTACTGCTATCAATGTCTTTAAGTCTGAACGTAAGGTTGAGGTAAATCTTAAAGACGAGGAGCTGCCATTCTAATGATGTATCTTTTTAGACTATCTAAGGAACAAGCAACTAGTATTATTGAATCTCTAGAATCTCTTAGAAGAGAAGATGAGAGCGACATAATACATAGTGCTAGACATTCTCTCAAAGAACAATACAAAGAGCAATTTGAAGAAGACAGAGAAATAGATGAGTCTGAAGTAATTAATGCCACACATCATATGATGGGTGTTAATTATTGTGAAAGTTGCGATTAATGGAAATTGGGAGATGGAACAAGATAATGGAAGAGTTCCAAAACCTTGTCGGTTGGTATAATGGAATTGACGAGGTAATCGATATCAAGAGAAAACTTTTTCCTGGTGTCGATATTAGAACAATCACAGGGCGAGGAGAAAAGCTCCTCGTCCACGTTCTAAGAAAAAGATATAAAGAACTATTAGAATATAAGGAGTCGCGTAATGAGTGAGAAAGAAAAAAATATTAGGGAGAAAATCGAAAAGACAGGAATGACATCAATAAAAGAGTCTTTTGTATTGTATAGAGCATTCCCTTCCTTTACAAAAAAGGTAGTAAAAAAGATGATTGATGAAGGATATAACATTTCAATCATTGATGACTACATAGATTTGACGTTTTGTTGGCTAGATTGCACAAATAATGTCATTTTTCCGCAAAAAAGGGTCGTAAATTAAAATAAAGCACGAGAATATGCCTCTAAGAGACTTTTATACTATATGCGATAGTTATGTCCTAAAAAGTATTTTACGAGCTTCTAGGGGCATTTTCGAAAGGAAAATTTTTGAAAAGACCGATAAAATTTGAAAAAAGGTTCAAACAACCTATAATATTTGATGAGTTGCAAAATGGGCTTGTATCTCCTACTGATATTGACTTTTGTTTTGAGGTAGACAATCAATTTCTAATTATTGGAGATTGTAAAAAAGACGATGCACAATTTCCAATTGGACAAAGGTTGGTATTAGAAAGAATAGCAAATGCTTGGAATAGTTCTGGAAAGAATAAACTAGCTATTGCAGTAATATCCACACATAGTACAAGCCCTGAGCAACCAATAATGTTAGCAAGAACGGTAGTAACAAAAATGTATAGCAATAGACAATGGCATAAGACATTTATAACCTTTGCAGACTTTGTTAGAAAGTTTGCAGAAAAGTATGACATAGTCAAACTCAAAAATATACATTGACAGGAATAGTAGTATATATATAAATTAGCATATGGCAAGTAAATCAAAAGCAAAAGGCAACCGATTCGAAAGAGAATGCGTAGATATCGCAGAACAACATGGGTTCTCTGCAAAGAGAGCTTGGGGCAGCGATGGCAGAAGCATTGGATTATCTCCTGAAGTAGATATCGTCTTAGAATATTTATTAGACGAAAATACTTCTAGAGATATGAAAGTCCAATGTAAAGTAAGAAAATCTATAGCAAGTTATCTCTTACCACCAGATGATTGCGATATCACTCTCATCAAACAAGATAGAGGTGAAATATATGCTACTATTCGTTACAAAGATTTGTTAGAATTAATTCAACTAACATTTCAATTAAATAGATAATTACTATCTATATTTAAAATAAAACTAAGGAGCAAATATGGCACACGTATTAAGTTATGTAAAAACTCGCGAAGACTTTGAAAGGGAAAAGTCTGAATTTATGACTTATTATAATTATCTAAGTCAAGTAGACCCTGATAATGTAGATGAATGGTTTGATGAAGACTATATTAATTTATATATCAGAGGTAAATTAAATCCTCACTTCTTTAGTTCTAGGTCTAATCCTGGATATAATAAAGTGTCAATGGTTAGGGTTCCAACAAGATGTCCTGAATGTAAAAGAGCTTGGGCTATTGAAGCTATGGAAAGAAGTCGATTCAGACCTAATTTCTTAGACCAATCAGTTTATAAAAACATTCCATTAGAGAAAGGAGTATGTCACGAATGCAAGTAATTAATATGTTTAATGAAGAAGCTGAAAAATCAGTATTAGGTTCTATCATTGTAGACGAATCTTGCTATGACACTATTAGAGAATACATTGTTGAACCTGAATCATTTTATTCTGAAACACATCAGAAGATATGGAATGCTATTGTAGAACTTAAGTCTGAAAATATTCCAATAGATACTGTTAACCTTGGAACTAAATTAAAAGGTATGACATTCTATCTAACTGGATTAATTGACCACGTTCCTTCTGTTGCTAATGTGCGTTCTCACGCAGTTCAAGTTCATTCTAATTGGTTAAGAAGAAAACTAATTAATCAATCACTTGAGATTGCAGATAAGGCTCAAGATAATGCTAATGACATTAGTTCATTATTAGCAGATGTACACGACACTACTTCTAATTTATTAAACTTTGAACCTGGACAAGAATTTAATCTTGGTAATCTATTAGATATGACTAAAGATTCTATCTTTAATAAAAGAAATTTAACAACCACTGGTTTCGCACCATTAGATAATATCATATCGGGTATGACTAAAGGTGAGATTACCATTTTTGCTGGACGACCTGGGAATGCAAAGACCACAACCGTTGCCAACATTGCTCGCAATCTTGTGTTGTCTGGCAAAAAAGTGGTTATGTTTAATAGAGAGATGCCTAATACTGAGATGATGAAAAAGTTTATTGCTATGGAATCACAAGGTATTACATATCATATGTTAAGACATAACGCTGTAACTAATAAGAAAGCCATCGAAAATAGTTTAAATATTATTAAAGAAAAGTATTCTGACAAACTATTTATGTTTGATAATATAAGAAATTTAGAGGGAACTTTTCGTGAAATCAGACGTATAAAACCTGATGTGGTAATTGATGACCATATCGGTCTGATTGAATACCCTACAAGAGATATGAGAGATTTAAGATTAAAGATAGGTGATACTTCAAGACGATATAAATGGTTGTGTAAATCAGAGAATATTTCAGTTATTCTTGTTTCACAATTAAATCGTAATATTGAGTATAGAACAGAAAGAATACCAAAACTTAGTGACCTAGCAGAATCTGGTAATCTAGAACAAGATGCAGAGATTGTTGCATTTACTCACTATCCTTGGACTGTAAATTTTGAGAATGCTCAACATGGAAAATATGGATTAGATATTGTTGTAGCTAAAAATAGATATGGTTCAACTGGAAAGGCTACTGTAGGATTCTCTCCTGATTGTTGTACATTATACAATACTCCTGAAGAGGCAGAAGCTAGTCAATCAAAAGAAATAAAAGGTTTACCTTTTTAATCAGTTTTTCTAAGCATATCAAGTAAATTTTCAAGCCAATCTGTGTTTTTAAGTTTAGTCATTAGATTTGCTATATCGTCCATTTGTCCGATAGATATATCTGGATTGTTTTCCATAGCAGTTCCTAATGCTTCTTCAAACCAACCTTGACGAATTTCTTCGTTCTTTTGACTTCTTAATATTTTACCTTTTTTGCCTAATTCTAACTTTTTGATACTTGCTGCGCTACCTAAGAAAGGAATCATAGAAAGGGCAGATAGTCCAGCATCTCCGACATTTCCTCTAAACAAAGAAATGATTGCATTTGCTGCATCTGCAGGTTCTCCATATCCTGGAACAAAGCCAGCTGCGTCAAGCATAGATTGTAAGGTATCTAGTTTACTGTTTTGTGTTTCTATGTTTTTCATTAGTTCTTTTTGTTAAAAAATTTAAATAAGTCTTCAACATTAACTTCACTATAACCTTTACCAGTTGGTCTTCCAAGAGCTTCACCAAATGTTTTGATACCTTCTCTTGTTTTCTCTATTTCTTTTTTGGCTATTTCTGAAGCAGATAAAGCTTTTGGTCTTCTTTTCATTAATATATCTCTTAATGCTCTATTCATAGGATTAGAACTTGAACCTAAACCTTCTTTGTAAAGAACATTAGGTAGATTAGAAAATAATTCAAATTGACCATAAGGTGTTACTTCTGGTCCTTTTTTAATGATATCACCTATTTCTGGTTTTCCTTTTCCAATTAATTCTTTGAATATATCCACAAAAGTTTTTCCACTTCTTTTGATGCCTTTTAATAATTTTAATTTAGATGAAGGGTCTATTATTCCCATCATCATCGCTAAAGATGCATCTTCTTGAATTTTTGAATCATATGCTTGCATTCTTTTCAATACATCATAGAAAACTCCACCTTCCTTGCTTTTTTCTTGGAATAAATCCATAAATGTTTGTTGATTATTTTTATCCATTGCTTATCTCCGTTTTTTTAATCTTTTCTATATCTATCCGTAACCTTGTCCAGATTCATTATTTTAGTAAGTCCTTTAAAAAATTTTCTAATAGAACCGTCACTTTTTAATTCTTCTGTATTATTCCAATCAATGTCTTCAAGTTTCATTTCATATTTATCTTTATTTTTATTAACTTCTTGTTCCATTTTTTTAAATAAACTCTGATTACTAAAAGGGTTTCTTGTGCTAGTATCAAAAGGGTTAATTGCTAATCCTTTAAATTTTTCTACTTGACTAGAAGCATTCCATGCTTGAGCTAATTCTAAGGCTCTTTCGCTATTTCCAGCAAACAAATATTGTTGTATGTCTTCGTAAACTCTTCCTCTTTCGTTCTCAGCTGCATCTCTTTCCATTCCAGGAACTGCTGGTCCTCCAACAATAGGAACATTCCATTCACTATATAAAAATCTTTTCATAAAATTATTAAATCCACTACCAAGAACTGGACCCAAATTTTTCATAATTTTTCTAGCTTGTATATTAAGAGGGTCTTCGTTTGCATATAAATTTGTTACTGCAGACCAACCAGTTTTCAATAATCTTTCCATATCGTCAAACATTACAGGCTTAACTGCAAACTCAATAGCATTTAAAGGTTCTGAATCTCTGATGATGTCTCCATAAATACCAACAACACCAGCACCTACAATATTATCAACAAATTCTTTACCACTTCTTGTTTGTAAAAGTTTTGTTTTTGCTTCTAATCCATAAAAATTTTCATCTCCAGAAAGAGCTTGTTTCAATTGTTGAACTCCCCAAATAGCTAAACTTCCTCCAAATGCTCCTGAAGCTGCTATTTGTAATGGTTGAATTATGTTTCCATGAACCAATTCAAATTCAACCATATCTCTAGCATACTTAGCTTGTCTTATAGGGAATCTTTTAAATAGAGTTGCTGGTTTAGTAAATGAATCTGCAAAACCAAGAGCATCTAAAGCTAAGTCTCTTCCTTGTTGAGAAAACTGAGCATAAGTTTCCATTCCTCTTAAAATCTTTCTTTTTAAATCTATAAGGTCTGGTCCATATGTTCTATTTAAAATAGCATCTTTATTTTTTAATAACTCATCTGCATCTAAATTAAAATATTTTCTTAATTTTGCTTTTGCATAAGCTTTTCTATTCCCTAATAATGTTTGAGTATATAACCCTGGAATTAAATCAGCGAAACCTTTTTGACCATCATACATTTTTACTAGCTTGATAATATATTCTTCTGCTGCAGCACCAGAAACAACTTTATTCATTAAGTTAACCATCATAAAAGGTTTACCAACAAATTCAGAACCTGTTCTCATAATATCTTTGATGCCAGCCTCTCCCTTAGCGAGCTGTACCCATAATTTTGTTAAATCACCTTCAAGGTTAACTAATTTAGCTTGACCAATTTGCAAAGCTCTGTTACCTCCTAAAAGCTCGTCCCAAAGAGATAAACCTGTAATACCTGAAGATTTTATCATATCTCTTAACACTGGATTCGTTGCATAATTATAAAGACCTTTTACAACTGGACCAACTCCTAATTGAGGTAAAGCAGAAATAAATATCTGAGTTAAATTTGGTATAACTGCTGTACCTAAAGAAATTTTAGTAGTCATTTCAAATTGTGATGCTGTTTGAGCTGCTCTTGTAAATAAGTTATTTCTTGTGATAGAATCTTCTCCAGTTAAATGTTCTTTAAGAATTGTAACCGCATCACGTTCTTTTATCGCAAACGTAGGAACTTTTCCAGCTGCTACTCTAGCTTTTTCTGAAGCACTGTCTCCCATTCTTCTACCTAATGCAGCTCCTAGTCCCTGTAGTTCAGCTGTTTCAGGTATTCTTTCTATTAGTTTAGTTAAAAATGCAGCATCTGGCATAAAAGATTTAGATAATTCAATTCTTTTTGTAGCTCCACCAATATAATCAGTAAAGAGTGTTATTAAATTTTTATCTAACATCTCTCTTTTAGTTTTTGCTAAAACAGTAACAACGTCTACATTAGTAGATTTTTGAGAACCTAGAATTTTTCTTGATTTTTCAAGAGGGGCATATGGTCTAAATCCATCACTATATATATTAAACATCATATTAGCCCAAACATCATAATCTGGAACATCAGAAAGAGTAGAAGGATTTTTAAGCATTTCATTTTTTGTAGCATTAAAAATATCAGCAAAAGCTCTTTGTTTTGCATCTGGAGCCTTTGCCATCTTTTCTATAAAATCAGAAATAGTTTCTCGTAATGCTTCTTTTTCTGCATTTGTTTTACCTCTTAAGGCAACTAAAGAATCCAATTCTAATTCATTTGTCAACTTGCTAATCTTTTCATTTAAACTAATCATATTAGAATATATAGTATCTCTAATATCTTTTTTGATAACAAAAGGCATATACCATTGTTTTCTACCAGCTACAGCAATTTTTGCACTTAAAGCATCGTCATATACCTCGTCCATAAGTGTTTGTATTCTAGGAAATATATCTAATCTTCTTTGTAAGAACGCAACTTCTTTTTCACTAAGACCACCTTTATTAATTAGTCTGGTGGTATTTTTTTTCATTGTTTGATAATAATTGTCTGGATTTGCATCAAGTTTTAAATAGTCATCAAAACCACTTGTAATTTTAGTTCCATTGCTTAAAGTAACACTTTCTCCAACTATCCATTTTTCTAAAAATTCATTTTTAAAAGCATTATATCCTACTATTTTTTGTGCAAACTTTGGAAGCGATTTAGCTGATAAAATAGCAGTGTCCATTCCAAATATTTTTTGTAAATTATTTACCCTTTCAATTGACCTTTGTACAACATTTCTATCTGTTAAAGCAATCAATTTTATAGCAGTTCTTGCTTCAGGAGATTGAACGTCATTACCAATACTTCCAAATAATGATTTTGCAAAATTTAATGTTGTAGATTCTCCAGCTATTCCAGTTAAATTATCTAACTGTGCACCAAAATTCTTTTGTATAAAGGTTTCAAAATTTCTCATAAACTGAACATCTTGAAGTCTCTCAGTTACTAGTCTCATTTCTATATCAGACATATTTTGAATTTTTGGCATATCAGCTTTTTTATCTAACCATTTTGTAATTCCATATTGATTTGCAACATCTTCAATAGCCTTTTTATAATCTCCGCTTTCTAAACCTGCAAAGTTTCTATTTGCATCTCTTCTTAAGTCTCTTAAAGCTTTTCTTCTAACTCTAGTTAATTGAAAAAAAGATTTATTTCTTGATTCAAATCTTTTCATTAGACCAGGTTGAGATGTATAAAATTTTAAAAACAATTCTGAATTAGCTTCGTCTAATATATATTTATTTCTACCTACTTGAACTTCAAAAGTAAATCCACCATTTTCAGTATATTTTAAGCTACTTCTATCAATTCTTGCATTGACAGATGCAGGTATTTCTGTCACTTCTGATGCAATTTTTGGTGCAACTTTACCTGCTTTTGTAGTTTCTGTAGTTATTTGTTTTCCAAATATTTCTACGTTTGCATATGCACCGCTAGCCATACCTGCAGGTAACTGTTTTTTATTAATATCTTTTATTGTTAAAGCAACTTGTTCAGTTACGATAGGGTCTCCAGGTCTTCCTGTAATTGCAGCTAAAGGTTCTTGAAATCTTTGAAAAACTTGTGATTTTCTTCTAAGGAATGATTGCAATCCAACAGATTCTGGAATAATTTCTTTTATTTCTTTTTTGTTTAATCCTCTTAGAATTTTTTCTTCTTCCGCAACAGGTTTTAAAGTAATTCCAGTATCTATACCAAATATTTTTACTTCACCAGTTTCTGATAAAACTTTTCCTTTTTGAAGTCTATATATTTCTCTACTTTTGTTAAAAACATTTCTAGGTAATCCAGCTGCAGCTACAATTCCACTAGCTAATATGAAAGTTCCAAGAGTAGCATCTGGTTGTTCTGATGATATATCTCTTCCATAAATCATAGGACTAGCCATCATAACACTTCCTATTTCAGCAGCTATACCTCTTTCAATGTTTCTTGCTTTTTCTAAAGGTTCTAGTGTTCTAGTAACTGCACCAGATGGTGTTGGTATTTTTAACGTGGTAGGCTTTAAATATCTACCTGCTCCAAAACCTATAGAGCCTATAGCTCCTACTCCATATCCTCTTGCATAATCTATTGGATTAGATTGTTTAAATAAATCTCCTAAAACAGCCCGATATCTTTCTCCCTCATCTTCAATTTCTTGATATTTAGATATATCAAATTCAGAATTGACAATAGCTTCTTTAGTTTTAGCTACACTAGAATACATTCCTTCTTGAGCTGCAAAAGCTCCAGCTTCAACAAACGCTATTCTAGATACCTCTCCAACAAATTCTTTTTCCAATGATTTACTTAATAAACCTTTTTGGATTAATTTCTTTGCAACAAATTCAGTTGCTTTTCTTCCTCCAGCAATTTGAGCTCCTTTACCAATCAATCCACCACCAACTAACAAAGCAACGTTTTCTGGAGTTGGATATAAAAAAGATAACATTTGAACTCCAATGTCATACATAACACCTTTGTCCATTGTTGCTCTATCTTGAACATTATATTTTTTTCTTCCATTGATAATTTCGTATGCAACTCCACTAATCGTATTATTGTATGCATCTTTAAAAATAGGAAAGGTTTTCATAAGCCAGTTTTCTTTTTCAGATTCAGTAGTGTCGACAGATTGTGAAAAATCTACCTTAGAATAATCAGTGGTGTCTACTTTTGTAGATTCTGGAGTAGAAGTTCCCCAACCAGGCAAATTTGAATAATCTTGCTGTAATAGTTCTTCTAAACTTTTTTTTTGTTGGTTTTGTTCAGGCAATTTTAACTCCTTTATTTACCAAACGCAGATTGTTTACCTTCTAAAATTTCAAATCTAGCTGTGCTTAAATAATTTTGCCATTCGTCAGTTCCAAAAGTTTTTACAAATTTTATTCCAAATTCTTGTCTTAATTTTTTAGCTTTTTCAGATTCATTTTCTGAGCTTAGCATATCTTTTAATTCTTGTCCAGATAAATTAGCAAGTTCAGGTATGGATTCTATAATAATACCTCCAACTTGGTCTACAAGAGCTTGTTTTTGTATATCTCCAACTTGTTCGAATAGAGTTGGTTCTCCTGGTCTACCATACATTATACTACTTTGAATTTGTTGTAAAGCGCTTTCTGCTCTAGTAATGTTTCTTTTACCGAACTCTTGAATTATTTGAGCTTGTACTTCTTTTTTAGCTATATCTCCTGGAAAAATCTTTAATTCATTAGCTAGGGCGTTACGATTTTCATCTGTAAATGCACTTTTTGTTCTAAAGTCTGAAACAACAGTATAAGTTTTGCTCATTCCAGACTGTATTGTAGCTCTGGTTAATCCTGTTGTTTTTGGTGCTTTTGGGTCAGAAAAACCTAAAGATTCATCTAAATTAGCTTCTCCAGAAATTTTAAACATTTGGTCAATATCTGAAACAGGTCTATTACCCTTTGATACTTCTTTAAGAATACCTTGTACAATATATTGTTTATCTTCTATGCTTAAGTTTGGATTTGCTAAGTTAGCAAAATTTCTTTGAGAAGTAGATTCTTTTCTTTTACCTTCATTAATTTTTAGTTTTAAATCTGCTTCACTAAAATAAAGATTTCTGTTTTCCTCTCTAACCATTCTACTTAATCTAGAGTTGTATCCTAACATATAGTTTTCAGCTAAACCAAAATCGCCTTTATTAATTGACTTAAGTATTTCATCATGAATTTTTGAAAAATCAATTTCATTATCTTTTTGTTCTTGAGAAATAGACTCTGCAAGTTTTATATTTAGCGCTTCTCTTTGAAGTTTTAACTCTTGTTGAGCGACACTATCTTTTAATATTGAAGATAATAAATCTTGAGTTGTTTTTCTAGATTGGTCTCTTAAATTTTGTGGTTTTAAAACTTTTACTGCCATCGGTTTACCTAAATATAATTAAAGTTTGTTTGTCCATATTGTCCATATAAATCTAATAAAGACTGATATGATTGACCAACTAAACTAGATGCATTTGACATAAATGATTCTCTGTCATATGGTAATCTATTAGCTAATTCGTCAATATCAGCTTGAGTGGCTAATCTAGTTTCGCTTGCTCCTCCTACTCCAGTAGGGTCTGCTTGTCTTATTTGTAGGGCTCTCGTTGGAATATCTCCTAAGAAACTATATAATAATCCTGTTAATGCACCATATTGAGAACCTAAACTTTCTTCAGCTTGAATCATTTGCTGACTTCTTCTCTGTACGATATCTTCATATCCTTCAGCTCCTGCCATTCTAGCAAATCTACTTAATCTTTCTGTAGCTCCTTTTTGTAATCCAGTTTGAGGAGCCATTCCTTGTATTTGCATTAAAGATGATTGCAATCCAGTTCTTGCTTGTGTTCCAGCAGCTCCAAATTGAGATTCAATACCAGCATAAGTAGAAGTTTCTAATTCTTTCAACCTTGAAATACCTTGAGTATATAATTGTTCATTAAAAGAAGGAAAGAATTGACCGTATGAAGTGTCTTGACCATATCCAAATCTAGCTCCTGGGTCTCTAAGAGCTTCCATAGTTAAACCTTGTTCTGCTAATAATTGTTCTAGTGTTTTATATTGAATTGCCATAATTATATTCCCCAATACCTACTTGGTAATGTTCTATCTTCTTTTCTTTTAGTTAAAAGTCTTAATAATCCTAATGGTTTAATTTTTCCTTCTGCTGTAACAAAGTCAGATTCTTTTTGAATACCAGTTTTTGGTAAAAGATATTCTTGTTCTAATGGTGAAACAATATCTAATCTAGGATTAAAATTTAATAGAGGTTTTTGTAAAGCTTCTGAAGGGTCATATTTATTAATTAAATTTTGAGCATTTTCATAACCACCAAAATCTATTAAACTTTCAGAAATAGATTCATCTACTTGTTCAACTGGAACATCTTCATAGTCTAAAGAAAGGTTAAACATCTTTCTAGAATCTTCTATTCCATAGTTTTTATCTCTTAATACATTATAATTTGATGAATCCATTGCTGAACGATAAGCTGTATCATCAAAATAAGCTGAAGTTGCTGTATCAGAAGCTGTTTCTACTGCTTCTTTTCCCGCATCTCCCTTTAACCAACTTCCAAAGCTTTGCTCTCCTACAGTATCAGGTTTTAAAATTTGGTCTAATTTGTATCCAGAATAAACAGAAGTAGCTGTAGAAACTATATCATTAAATAAAGAACCTTTTAAAGCATTGCTAATATTACTTCTAGTTAAATCAATTGAAGTTAATAAATCTAATCCTTTTTGTTTTCCAAACAATCTATCCTCAAAACCAGGAGCAGCTTTTTCAACATCTAGTCTAAATTTAGGTATTTTTCTATTTCTTCTACCTAACAAACCTGTTACAGCAGCTAATACTGGGTCTACTGTAGACAATATTGTTATAGCAGTATCTATATTTTTACCTGCTCTATCATAGTCTTCTATGTCTTGTCCAAATTTATTAGCTGCTACTTCATAAGCTCTTTGTAGTTCAGCAATATCTTCTTCTGATTCAAGAATTTCTGTACCAAGCAAACCAAGAGTTTCTGATTTTTCAATCTGCTGTTCTCCTTTAAGCTGACTTAATATTTCTGTTAATGACATTATAATTTATCCTTTGTTAATTCTAAAAAATGTTCCACTGTACCAGCGCCTTGTTCTGTGTTATAATGTTTCTTCCAATACTTGGCTAAAGCTTCTTTACCTTTTTCGATAGGCTCTGGTATACGCCAGTACTTAATCCTACAATGTAATATCCCAGCAGCAATATTGGTGCGAAGAATCCAATCCCAATCATCAATAGTAGCATCAATGAAATAATAAGGGTCGATACCCAAAGTATCAGCACATGCTTGCAAAAGGTCAGGGCGCTTAGAAATAAAGTTACGACAATTGTCCACGGCTGTTTCTGGTTCCACTTGCCAAAAGCTTCTTGCAGGTCCGCTACCAATCTGTTCAATATACTTGTACTTGCTTTCCACAAGCCCAGTGGCGTAAACCATGTCAATAGCTTCTTGTTTAGCATATTTGTCTCCTAATTGAACACAAACATCTTTAATTAAAGATTTAATTTGTTTATTATCGATGCCCATTGCTTCTCCTCGTATTGAAAACACCAATACTACTAGTAGTAATTGTATGTACTTCACCTCTATAAAATAAGAAATTTTCTCTCTCTATGTCAAGCATTTTCTTATTCGTTATGCACCTGTATAACCACTTGTATCGGCTGCTCTCCCTGTTGGAAATTCTGACATTGCATGACCTGGAGTAATCGTTTGGTCATAAGTATCGTCAATAGGATTAGCTACTAACCAATTCTGTAAACTTCCATTAGTAGTTGTTTCAGGTGTACTTGGTAAAATTGTTCTACTAATACTTGAATAAGACATTGCAGGATTATTAATAGATAACCCTCTTAGACTTATATCAGATGTATCGGTACAACTACAAGACTCTCTCAAGTTTGCATACAATCCAATATTAGTGGCTGGTACTACTGGTAATGCCATTATTGACCATCTCTAATTGCTATCATATCTGCAAGTTCTGCTTCACATAATGCTAAGTCAGCTTCTAATCTTGCTTTGTGTGCTTCACAATCACTAATTGCTTGGTCTACTTGTTTGGTTTCTACATAATCCACTACTTCTACATCATTACCTGAAGCATCTTGCATAGTTCTTGTATGCTTGATTTCTACTTGCTTAGGTGAATCAACTTGTACTTGTTCTTGTACTTTTTCTGCGATTATTTTAGCCATTTAACTTCTCCTCTAATTTGTTAATTTGTTCTTGTTGTTCTTTAACTGCTTCAATTAAAACACCGACTATTTTTTCATAATCTACTGTTTTAAATTCTTGTTCATTACCTTCGTATTCTCCTGTGCAAAGAGTTTTTTCCCTAACTAATTCAGGTAATACTTCTTCTACTTCTTGTGCAATAAGTCCTAAATCGTGCTGTCCTTTTCTTTTACCTTGATTCCAGTCAAATTCTACACCTCTTAATTTCATCACTTTATCTAAAGCATTATCTATTACTTTGACATTATCTTTTAATCTTTTATCTGATACTGTAGTAGAAAAAGCAATCACATCTCCATCTGCATGAAAGTCTCCATCGTGTTGGAATTGAAATTCATTAGATACTCCACCACTTCCTTGTAGATATATATTTAATATAGATGAAGCATGACCTGCTACTAATAAAATCCCTGCACTATCTGATGTAACACCTGATTCAAAATATGTTCCATGATTGCTTGTAGAAGTTCTTGTTCTTGTATCTCCTGCTGTTCCATTCGTGTGTAGCTTTTGTGAGGGTGAGGTAGTTCCTATACCGACATTACCTGAACCTCCAGGACTTAAAATTAAATCTCCACCATTAGTGTTGATTGTTCCTGGTGAACTATTAAAGTTAATATAACCATCTCCATTGCCATCAATAGCAGCAATAGTCATTATTTCAGTTCCACTACTATTTCTAATCTTTATTACTTCTTGTGAAGTATCTCCATTTGCTTTTACTTCTAATTTAGTTCCAGGTGATGATGTTCCTATACCGACATTACCTGTGCTATTGTCAATCCTCATTCTTTCAACAAAACCTGCACTTGTTACTGGACTACCACCATAACCAAAGACTAAATCATCTGCACTTGCAGTAGTTGCTAATGCTATTCTTTGAGTTGATAGTGCATGAATACCACCTCTTGAATTTCCTTGATAATGAACTACTAACCCTGCATCAGTCCCATAAGCTTCTAATTTATTGCTTGGTGATGTAGTTCCTATTCCGACTCTTTGAGAACTATCTATTCTCATAGCTTCAACATTATTATCAGTTGAAAAAATTAAAGAATGACCAGTATTTGCAGTCATTAGTTTTAAAGAATTGTTGTAATAACTATATTGAAGCCCTGCACCGAAAGCATCGTTTGCACTACCAAAGATTAATGTACCAGTATGTATGCTACTTTCTCCTGATAAGATACTAATACCACTATCACCACTATTTTCAACTACTAATTCATCACCATCACTATCAGGTGCCACACTTGCATCTCCATTATAAATGTGGACTTTACCTTCAGGTGATGCAATTCCTATACCTACATTACCTGATGAGTTAATTTTAAAAGCATTAGCACCTGCTCCACTTTCAATTACAAAAGGGTCACCTGCACCAGTTTCTGTTATGTGAAAATTATTAGTTACTGCTCTTGTTCTCCAGGTCTTACTGCCATCTGTATCTGTAAATGCTAATTCAGGAGCAGTTCCTGATAAGTGTAAAAGATAACTTGGCGATGTAGTTCCTATACCGACATTACCTGCTGAAGTAATAGTCATTTTTTCAGTACCATTAGTCCAAAATTCCATATTATTAGTTGAGTTTTCATATCTAACTCTACCTACACTTTGAGCATCTGTATCTCCAAACCAAATAGATGATTGCCCAGTAGTAGAACCAACAATACTTACAATAGAATGATTACTACTTGTTCCTTCAAATATTGCAGTTGTTCCACCATAAGGTGTCCAAGTATAAGAAGTTGCACCATTTTGGATATGCATCTTTGCACCAGGTGATGTAGTTCCTATACCGACATTACCTGCATTTGTAATTCTCATTCTTTCTGCAGGTGCTGCAGATACTGCTGAAGTAGCAAAAATTAAATCGTGATTATTTCCTGTTGATTGAACTTCTGCAAGAATTGATGCTCCTCTTGTTGGTGTGCCTGATACTGATTTAGCAGCTAAATGTATTCCTACTGTATCTGTTGCAACTCCTGCAACATCTCCTGCAACAACTAAACCATAATTGCCATTAGCAAGAGTATTTGAAACTGTATCTAAAGTTTGCACAGTATGAAGTTTACTTTGTGGTGAGTTAGTTCCTATACCGACATTTCCTGATGAGTCTATTTTCATAGCAGTACTAAAAGATATTGCTGTATCAGCAGTACCTGAAGCTGCTTGGTCAAAATTAAATTCATTATCATTTAAATACATTCTTGCTGCTGCACCAGTAGTAATATAGCTATCTACATTGCTTGAGTTTACATAGTAGTTATTAGCAAACATTGAGTCTATTGTTGTATCTGATTTTCTTGCAACTAAATTACCAGTTCCACCAAATTGAATATGTTGCCAAGTTGAACCACCAGTTTTTGGTACAATTCCTATACCGACATTAGCAGAATTATCAACAACTAAAGCATTTTGGTCTACTGCTGTTCCTGCTGAATTATATACTTGTAAATATAGTTTACCTTGATAATTATGAAGTTGATAAGCACCATAACTTCCATTTAAAATAGCACCAGTATTTACATTTCTATTAAATCCTAAAATACCCATATAAGTGGAAGATGCTTCAATTTGAAAATAATCTTTTATTTCTAATGCTGCATTTGGTGAATTTGTGCCAATTCCAACATATCCATCAGTTGTTATTCTCATTTTTTCTGAGCCAGTTGCACCAGTTCCAGTATGAAATGCTAAGTGAGATGGTGAGCCATTTACATAACCAATCATACCAGTATTACTATCAAGCATACCTGCTAAGAAATATCTACTTGTACCATTATCTCCAAGTCTTATTTTAGTATCATAACTTACATTAGAATTAATTTGTAATTTTTCATTTGGTGCTATATTTCCAACACCAATATTCCCTGAACTATCTATTCTAACTCTTTCAGTATTACTTGTATAAAATCTTACACTTCCTGCATCTTTTGCATTTAATGATAAAACACCAGTACCTCTATGTTCAATAGCTGTTCCTGTGTTTGGTCCAGTATTTTCTCTAATAAATCTTGCACCAAAATCTGTATAAGTAGTGTCTCCAATTAAATCTATGTAAGCATAATTATTTCCAGTTGTACCATAACCAATTTCAATATTTTTAGTTGCATTATTATCTCCTCTAATTAATAAGGAATTTCCATCAAAAGTAAGATATTGTTCTACATCTATTGTAGTGCTACTACCATAAGTCAATACTCCATTAGCAGTTGAGCCATTGTAGGTGAGTCCTGCTGAAGCTAAATCTGCTATTTCTTGTGCAGTTACTAATACTGTTCCTTCTGTTGAATCATATACTGCAACATTATCTGTTCCACTTAGACTTCCTGCCATTGCAGGTAAATCACCTAAATCAATTTGGAATTGTAAATCATAAGGGTCACCTGAACTACCTGCACCCAATGGACTTGCCCATTGAATATCTAATCCACCATTATTTAATGCTTGGAATTTGACATATTTACCTTGTGAAATAGTAACATTAGAAGGTGTTCCACTATCTTGTATTACAAAAGTAGTTGCTTGACTTGTATCTGTATAATTAGAAGAATGTATTGTTCCTGCACTTGCTGCTGTCCAATCTATATGTTCATTAGCTACATAATTTGCTAAAGCATCGTGATTAATAGATGCAACATCAAGCTCTATATTTCTTGTAACTGCACCTGTATAACTTGTTCCTAAAGTAAAAGATAATGGTGAACTTAATGTTAATGTATTTAAAGTTCCACCTAAAGAAACACCACTAATAGTAGAAGATGCTAATTTAGTAATTGTAATTGCAGCATCACTTGCTATATCTCCATCTTCAATAACACCTGCACTTATAGCAGTAGATAAAGATACATTTCCTGTTCCATCAAAACTAACACCACCTGCAGTTATTTCTCCTGTTAAAGTAAAGGTTCTTGCAGTTTCTAAAGCTGTTGCTGTAGAAGCATTCCCTTCTAATGCAGCAACTAATGTTCCAGTAGTATATCCTGTTCCAAGTACATTAACTGTTGAAGTAGGCTCAGTTTGTAAATCTTTAAATAATTTAAACTTGCCACTATCATCAGCATCTCTAAATAATCCAGCATATAAATCTTGTGAGCCACTGGTATCATATAAACCATAAAAACCAATATCAACTGTATCTGTTGCACTATTAGCTTTTGCTAATTTTATCAGTGGGTCTTGAACAGCAAGAGTGTCAGTGTCAATAGTAATGGTTGTTCCATTAACAATTAAATTACCTGATAAAGTAAGATTAACTCCAGTAGCAGTTCCTGTAAAAGCAGGAGATGCAAATAAAGTTGTGGTATTGACTGCAACATCATCGGCATTGACTGTAATATGTGTTCCTGCACCGACATTTAAACTTCCTGAAGAAGTGATTGTTCCAGTTAAACCATTACCACCTGATACACTTGTTACTGTTCCTGTTGTAGTACTATAACCATAACTTAAAATCTTATCTTGTATTGCTGCAGAAGTCATTATAGAAGTATCATTGTCTGCAAAAGCTTCTAATGAAGTTTGAATAGCAGTTAAAGCTACTGAATCAAAAGTCAAAGAAGTGTTAATAGTAGGACTTGTTAAAGTTTTATTGCTTAGGGTATCAGTTGTTGCTCTACCTACTAAGGTATCAGTAGAAGTAGGTAATGTTAAAGTTCCAGTATTGCTAATAGAACTTATAATTGGACTTGTTAAAGTTTTGTTAGTTAAGGTTTGTGTGCCTGTTAAAGTAACAACAGTAGAATCAATACTAACAGAGTTAGAAGATACTGTAATACCAGTACCAGCTCCTACATCTAAATTAACTGTACCAGTAGTTCCTCCTCCAGTTAGACCAGCTCCTGCTGTGATTGCAGAAATTAAACCAGCAGAACTAGAGCTACTAGAACTTGAAGCTGTAGTTTTTTCAGATTTTACTTTATCTTGTTTGCCAAGTTCAGTAAGTTTGATTTCATAAACAACACCATTTCTTTTTTCTTGCTTAACAAGCTTTCCATCTTCAAGAAATGATACTGTTTCTCCTTCTCTTAAGTTAGTTCTAGATGGTCTAACTCTAAAGAACGAGTCAATATTATTGACATTATGTTCTCCTGATTTAGGCATTATGAAGGTCTCTTATTAGTTAATCTGTAATCTATATTTATATCGTTTATAGTTATAGCTTCGCCGTCTTCGTCTGTTAGTTCTAAAGCTATTGATTGACAATTTTGATTTATAGTGTATGTTAGTGTATCAAATTCACCTAATTCATCTTCAGGCGTTGCAGTTGCTGCATTACCAAAAGAAGTATTACCATCTAAAGCATATTTTAGAGTTAAAGTGTTTCCACTACCAGCTCCTCCGTCATCTTTTACTGATATATAAACTTTTTTTACTTTTTTTACTAGACCAGGGTTTCCAAAATCTATATCTTTTGTTTGTAAAGTAATTTGTTTTGTACCTACATCACCAGTTAATAACTTTACTGTTTTAGCATTTGTTGCTCCGTATTCTATATAATACAATCCATCAAAAGAAGGTAGAAAATTTGATATTCCACTACTACCAATTGATTTAGTTAAGCTCCAACCTTGTGTAGGAAAATCAAATACAAATACATCTGTATCTGCTGCAGTGTCCTGTACTACATTTAATTGTTTATATTTATTATTATAACCAATTGCTGGATTCTTATTAATTTGATTTGTTCTCCAAGTAGCATCATCTAATGCAACACTTAATTCTTTTGGTAATCCTTGTCCATCATAAATATAAACACCATCATCATTTACCCAACATACTCCAAATGGTGTTTTACATACTGATTCTTGTTGTCTACAACCTACGCCATCATATTCTGCTTCTAGGTACCAACCAGCATCAGAAGAAGAAGATATGTTAATTACGTAAAGTTTTCTTTGTTTAAACGCTAATAATCTATTGCCTAAACTATGTAATGCAGTAAATGAATCACCGTCACTAATTCCTATATCTAAATAATAACTATCTGGAAAAGTAGAAAATCTATTGACTGGTGTATAATAAATTCTATCGTCGTAAACTTTATCATTCTTTCTAACATTTGCTACCCAAGCTCTTCTTGCACATACTGTAGCTGCTTTATATCCGCCATCAGTACCAAAAGTAATATCTTCTTCGTCTTGAGAATATCCATTAATACTTTCATAAGTATCAAGAGAAGGATTAACAATGTTTAATAAATTAGTAGTAGCTACTTGTTTATATGTTGAAGTGTTATCTTCAAGAGCTTGATAATCTTCAAATAAATTCTTTCTAATACCTCCATGAGTTCCAAAAGTATAATCTACATCTAAAAATAATATCCATCTACCATTACCACCACTTTTTCTTGTATAAATACGAACACCTTTTTCATTTTTTCTTGAAGTCCAAGATGCATATTTAACTCTAAATCCAACACTATTAAAGTATGACCCCTCTGATATATCAAATTTTGTTGATAATGGTATTTGCGGTAAAGTTTCATTTTCTTGCAAGTCTACAAAAGTATGACAAAATTCATAAGAACCTACTTCCCAACCACCTCCTGTAACTACATCTGTATCACTAGTTAATACTTTTATTTGAGAATTACTTTCATGTTCAATTCCACCTCCATAAACTCCATAGATATCTCTTTGAACCGTTAATCTGGCAATATCACTTGTTCCACCACTATCTAGATAAGAAACACTTAGTATTTTCATTGCTTCATTATTAATATAGATTACCATATCAGGTTCAAAATCTGTAGAAGATGAATATGCAGTATCAAAATCTAAATCGTCTGTATCTAGGTTTACAGCACCAGTTAGAGATTTTACATAAATAATTTTATCTGTAAGACCAATATCATAATAAGGGTCTGGACTTGCATCATCTGGATTAGTTGTAGTAACTATATTGACTGCTGCAGATGTTGTCACAGTAGTTAAATCTTGTGAATCAATAGTAGGACTTGAACTTAATACTACTTGAAAATCTCCTGTATCTGTAATAGCTGAATATTCACTTCCACTTGCATATTGATTTATTCCAGTAAAAACTGTATCTGTTTCTATTTGCATAGTTAAATTTTGCCAACCAGAAACTGATTGTCCAAATCTGTCTGATTCAATATAAGTTAGTTTTTTAGGTTCAGAACTATTTACTGTTCCGTCTACAACTAATTTATCAGAAACATATAATAATCCATCTACAAAATAATATACTGGTTGAACTTCTCCATCAACTCCCATATCTATTTCAGTATTTGTCGTTGTATAATCTAGATGTGAAAAGTCTCCAGTGCTGTCAAAATTTCTTCTAAAAAATTGTATTGTAGAATTACCAACACCCTTATTGATTGGATATGCTATTGCTTGAGTAGGTTGTGTTGCAGTGCCATCTGTATCAACATTATATTGAGAGTTAAAAATAAATGCGCCATTACCTTGTTTGGTATGTGTCATTGTTGGAGATGTTGTGCTTTTAGATGTAGCATCTGATGTAGCCTGAATTAAACCAGGATTAGATAAGAATGCATTATCTGCTTTCTGTACCTGATTAGGTGCAATATCCCTAGGAGAGGACTTAGTATTAAGCCCTCCGCTAAAGTCATTTAGTTGTAATGACATTCTAGGCATTTACACAGCCTCCACAGCCACAATCACAGTTCATATTCTCTCCTATTTATCTAAGGTTTTTTTAACTTCACTCCAAAGCTTGTCATCTAATTTATTAGAAGATTTAGCTACTAACCAATCGCCTAAATGTAATAGAATAGCTTTGATGAATTTCTCGGTTCCTAAACTAGTTAGGATTTTACTGATTACTAAGTTCATGTTTTCTCCTGTTTACCATTTAACTTTATCTGCCCAATATGCAGCAGACATCTTTCCTTTGGCAATATTTCTTCTATGTCTTGCCTTGAAACTTGCTCTCTTTTTCTTCATTTTCTCAGATTCACCTTTTTTAGGTTTACCTGCAGTTTTAGCACCTTGTTCTCCAAAACGTATAGTCTTTACTTTACTCCCTTCTTTAGCTACAACAATGTGTGACTTTTTAGGGTGATTTGGTGTACGTTTAGGTTTATTGTAGCCAGATACACCAGCTCTTGCTAGACGTGGGTCTTTCTTTGATGTTTTTTTTGCTGGCATTGTTTACTCCTAGTTTATTTTAATAATTTCTTGCTTAATCTTATCTAATATCTCATCTTTATGAAACTTCATAGATAAACCAGCTTCAAATCTTTTAACTTCTTTTCCATATTCAAAAATAATAATGGTAGGCACAACAGTAATGTTCCATTCATTTTGAATAATAGCCCCTATAGCTGGATTTGCTAAGTCAACATATCCAGTATAACACTTCTCCAGTTCTTCAATCGGAACTTTATTTTTCCAGTTCCAAGATGCATTTACTTCAATAACTGCACAAAACTCATTCTTCATGAGTTGGACTGATTGAACTGTATCTAAGTTAACAGTTTGAGAGTATAAGGAAGATAAGGATAGTGATAAATATACACCAGCCCATACTAGCCATGAGAAAAAATATTTCTTCATCTCTTAACCTCATTTATTGTTCATATTAAGTAGAGTCTCGTTAATACTTCTTGTATCTTCTTTAATATCGTCTACTTTTTCTTCAAGCTTTTCTACTTTTTCTTCAGTGTTTAAAATAGAATTTCTAATCATTTGGTCTTTTAAATCGTATTCAGTTCTACTGATTGGTGGCTCAGGTAATTCTTTAGCTATTTCAATTTCAGCTTTTAATGAATACCACATACCTACAACCATTGCAATAGTTACAGCAATACTAATCCCAGTTTCAATACTAATTGTAAATTTACTGTCTTTATTTACTTCCATTGTGCCCTCTTATCTTAAATCTGCTGGTGCAATTGCTCTAGTTCCACCAACTTTATCGTTTTTCTTCATACCATATCTTCTGACTGCTTCTTTGTAGTTTGCCATACATTGTTGCGCAGAAGCCATTCTAATTTGTGCAGTAGCTGGATTTTCTGTTTTAGCCGCTGCGTCCATCAAAGCCTTTGCTTTTACAAAATCAATAATTGCTGGTTGTAGCACATTATCGATATCTAAAGAATCAGATAATGCGGTATATTTATCTGGTTCAGCATAATAAGAAATAACAATACCATCTGTAATAGTATTACCAGCTCCTAATTGTACTGGTTTTAATCTACCATTATCAGTAGCAGTTGTACCTCCATCTCCTTCAGTCGTACCAATAGCGATTCTATCGCCTTCAATCCACCAAACAAATGTTTTATTAGGGTCTTTGTATGAACTACTTACCGCTGCCATTATACCTCCGTCCAACTTGTATTAGTTGCTGTATCTGATTCATTATAAAATTGTTTAATTCTTCCAGGAGTTAATCTTGGTATCTCAATATACTCGCTATCTGAATTTAAGATTGCACATCTAAAAACTTTATTTACAGTTATTGATTCATCATCATCTAATGCGTACCAAAGTTGATTATGATTTAAATCTGTCTTTGCATTCTCTATTTGATTAGTATATCTACCCATATCAATCAATGCTTCATTAATTAAGTTTAAAACATAAGTTTCTGATACATTAGGAACTGCTTGTAACACTCTACTAAAAATTTCTTTTCCTGTAAATTCTATCGCTGCCATTATCTACCTTCTCTGTGTAATCTTTGTTCTTCTGATTCTATTTTTTCAACAGATATTAACTGTAAAGCTTGTTTATATTGAGCATCAACTGCTGCATATTGTTGAGCATACCATTGATATTCAGTATTGTCTACTGCTAGTCTTAAATTAACCTCTGTTCCATATGCTTGAGCAATATTTATTTTAGACCCTAATTCTGTAGCATATCCTTGAGCTGCTGCTAAATAATTATTTGCTACAGTTCCTTGAACATTAACTTGTGCTAATCTAGAATTAACTTCTGAAGCGTAAGTATTAACTTCATTTGCTCTAGCTTGTGCTTCTGCAAGGTAAGCATTACCTGCATTAATTCTTGCTTGAGATTCTTGATAATAACTAGCTTGTATTGCTAAAGCAGATTGATACTCAGATATTTTCTGTTGTAAATTTTGAGAATATTCTTGTATTTCTTTAGCAATGTTTTGTTGATAAAGATTTATTTCTTGTAAAAACTTTGTTACCAAGTCATCATTATTCGCAATAGTTGCTTGCATAGTTTGAGCAGCATTTTGTAAAGCAAGAGCTTGGTCTTGAGCTTTATTAAACTTATCTATATCAGTTGTTTGAGCTGCTTCTTGTTGTGCATCTCTTGCATTTATTTCTGCTTGAGTTATTGCTTTTCTTAAATCAGAATTATGCTTTGCAAGTTCTGCTTGAACATTAGCTGTATATCTAGCATTTTCTTTATTAAATTCATTTAATTCGTTTTGTATATCAGCTTGATACTCTCCTAACTCATTGTTTAATCTTCCAAGTTGTAGTTGTGCTAATTCTGTATCTTCATCTGTCTCTAAAAATGTTTCAAATTGTCCAATATCAAAAGTTTGTGTTGGTTTTGTATATGTTGGCACATCTCCAGATATATCTGCTTTAGCTACAGTATCTACAGTAATTGCACTAACAGCAGATGCAGATGCGTCTGCATTTGTTGCTGCAGAATAGCTAACTGTTCCTAAAGTTGGAGCAGATGGAGCAGAAGAACTTATAGTTAAATCTGCTATTGATAAAGCACTTACTGCTGCACTTCTAGCTGCTGATATTGGAGAGGTTGCAGTTCCTGTAACTTCTACTGCTACTTCATCATATTCATCATTTGCTAACTCTATTGCAGTGTTAATTTTATCTGCAGCTGTTTTCATAGCTGATAATGCAGTATCTATACTTGCATCAATATTTATAACCATTTCTCCAATTTCTGTAACAGCACTATCTACTTGAGTGTTAATCAAATCAGCTACTGCTTGCGTTTCATCTAATTCTGTTTTTAATGCTGTAAATGCTGTTGTAATACTTGAATTAGAATGTTTTGCATTCATTAGTCTCATCAATGCATTTCTAGCTGCAAATAAAACTACTGCATTATTTCCTTCTTTAGGAAAGTTCTCAACAGTAGTATCTGTAACTGCTATTGTAAAATCTTCGTTTATTTTTTGTAATAAGCAATCTGCAGTTC